ATTTGTATGACAGACTTGCGTCTAGATATACAAAAGCATTAGCTAGATCTATGGCTAACGCAAAACAAGTTAAAGCAGCAAATGTGTTAAACAACGGGTTTGACTCAAACTTCACAGGTGGTGACGGAGTTGAATTATTTTCAACTGCACACCCAATCGTTGCTGGAACATTTAAAAATGAGTTGTCAACTGCAGCTGACTTAAACGAAACATCGTTAGAGCAGTCGTTAATTGACATCGCAGCAATGACTGATGAAAGAGGGTTGAAGATTGCAGCAAGAGGAATGAAATTAATTATTCCTTCTGAGCTTCAGTTTACAGCAGAGAGATTGATGAAATCTCAAGGCAGAACTGGAACAGCTGACAATGACATCAACGCAGTAGCTAATATGGGAATGATCCCACAAGGCTACGTGGTCAACCACTACTTAACTGACACAGATGCGTTTTTCATCAAGACTGATGTACCTAATGGATTAAAAATGTTCGTTAGATCACCAGTAAAAACTTCGATGGAAGGTGATTTCGAAACTGGAAACGTAAAATACAAAGCTAGAGAGAGATATTCATTTGGATTCTCAGACCCTAGAGGTATCTTCGGATCTCCAGGAGCAGCGTAATCTAATAACTTTTAATTAAGAAGGGGGCTTTCGAGCCCCCTTTTTTTATGCTAAAGAAGAAAGGCAACTATGAAAAACTTCCGTGTACAAATCAGAGCATATGGCTATTACGCGTCTTTTGAAATAGCCTCAGAGGATGAAGATAAAGCCTTTGAAAATGCACTAGTTGACAAACTAGGAAAAAATGATATAAAATGGGAGAAAGATGGATTTATAGACCATCGTAAACTATGGATAACCTACGAGGAGATCATAGATGCAAATGCACGTAAGAGACCTTTACAAAGCGAAGAGGGGTCTCGAGACAGAGTGGGCGGTGCAACAGCGTAACCACCAAAGATATACTTTGGATATGGTTAGGATTGACAACAAAATTAGAGAAGTTGTTAATCAAATTAAGCAAGAAGAGGCTAAAATAGCAAATCTTGCAAATAAAATAGAAGACGCTGCACCCGAAGTTTCTGTAGCTACTTAGTAAAAAGCTACATCTTGGATAAATTTCAAACCAAAGTACAGGCTCTCTTGCACTTTATTAAAATCTGTTATATAGATTAATCACTATACATAAAAAATAAACATAGAGCGTGGACGCGTATAGTCGACTGCCCCTAGGGACTACGTTCTGATATTCTAGGAGGAATATTATTATGGCAAACACAACATTTACAGGACCGGTAAGATCGGAATCAACTGTAAAAGTTTCAACAAAAAACACTACAACTGGTGCACATACAGATAAAGTGGTTGTTGGAACAAATTCAACTGGAGACACTTCAAGCAACACAGCTGGATCTGTTGAATTAAAAGCAGCATCTACAAACACGATGACTCTTCAAACGTACCAAGCTACAATTACTGTGGCTGATGGTGCTACTACAGGTAAAGAAGCGTCTATTGGAATGCCCGCAAACTTTGCACCATTAGCTATTGGTGTGAACGTAACTACAGCATCATCAAATGCTGTAAACTTGCAGGACGTTGGAGATGATGCAGACACTGATTCTTATTTAGACGGTGCAAGTATCGCTGTTAACTCTACAGGATTCAAAGGTATCTTTGGATGTAATGGAGTTAGAGGATTAGGAACTGGAACATCTGGTGCAACAGGAACTGCTGATGAAGTAGAAGTTGTTCTAAGTGGTGACCCAGGAGGAGATACAGTTATAAGATTAACTTTTATAGGTATCTTAGGAGCATAATTATTAACTTTAGTTACAGTGGGGGCTTTGCCCCCACAGTTTCTTGATTAAGGAGGGAAACGATGGCAGACACAGTAACAGGACCTACTATCTTGCAACAGAATGACAAGAGAGTAACCATTAAAATAGTAAATCAATCAGACGGAACAGGCGGCACAACTGTATTTGCAGATGTATCTGCACTTGCAGCTAACGTATCTGGAAAAAGTCCAACACATTTAACACTACAAAGATTGTGGTATTCTTGTTCAAATGGTGATGGAAAGGACTCTTTTGCTCGTTTAGACTATGAAGATTCAGATGGAGATATTCCAATTGTAACTTTAATAGGAGCTGGATATTGGGATTTCAGAGAATTTGGTGGAATTCCAGCAAATACTTCATCTAACTCAAATGAAAACGATGTAAACTTTGTTGTACCAGGTGCAGCTGATTCTGGAAATACTTACACAGTTATTGCAGAGTTCTTGAAGAATTATTAGGAGGGTAACGGATGGCCAATACAACTTCCGGCACAGTTACTTTCGATAAGGGTTTTGCAGTTGATGATATCATTGCAGAGGCGTACGAACGAATAGGTTCACAAGTAACTTCTGGATACCAGTTAAAATCAGCAAGAAGATCTCTTAACATTCTTTTTCAAGAATGGGGTAATAGAGGTTTGCACTATTGGGAAATAGGTGACACAAATATTGATCTTATTGAGGGCCAAGCAGAGTATTCTTTCTTTAGATCTAGTGATGATGGCACTTCGGCTGTAACTGTTGGAGGCACAAGTGGCTCTAGCACGTTTGGTTTAGCTGATGTACTAGAGGCAACATTTAGACAAAACAGAACACAAACAACACAATCTGATTCTGCTTTAACTAAAATAGATAGATCAACATATTCTGCAATTGCTAATAAATTAACAAAGGGCACACCAGCTCAATACTTTGTGCAAAGATTTATTGATAAGGTTACAGTCACTTTATACCCAACACCAGATTCATCAGCAGCATCAAAAGATGTTCACATTAATTTTGTTAAAAGAATACAAGATGCAGACTCCACATACACAGATGCTACAGACGTGCCATTTAGATTTGTGCCTTGTATGGTATCAGGATTAGCATTTTATTTAGCACAAAAATACGCACCTGACAGAGTTCAAGCGTTAAAACTATATTATGAAGACGAGTTAGCAAGAGCGTTAGCAGAGGATGGTTCTTCTACAAGCACTCACATAACTCCGAAAAACTATTACCCGAGTATTTAATTATGCCAAAATATGCAAAAGCAATATCAGATAGATCAGGACTTGAGTTTCCATACGATGAAATGGTTACAGAGTGGAATGGTTCTTTTGTTCACATATCTGAGTATGAAGAAAAACATCCACAGTTAGAACTTAGAGCTAATAGAGGAGCAGAACAACAAGGTCTAAGAAATGCTAGACCTCAAAGAATAGAAAATGAAGTTTTAATATTATTAAAACCAGATGCTTTTGAAACTATATCAGCTAGTTCTGGAATTATAAACGTAGCAGAACAAGGGCACGGTAGATCCACTGGAGATACAGTGAGATTTAGAGGTGCAAGGCACACAACATCAGACCCAGATGGTTTTAAAAATCCGAGAGATTTTGATGGTATTACAGGATCAAATATAGCAAAAGCTGCTGGTTACTCGATTACTGTTGGTAAAAGAGATTCTAGTGGAAATATTGCAAACACAGAAAATTTCTACCACTTTACTGTAGACACAGATACTGCTACAACAGGTGGAGTATCAGGAGGAGGAGAGGGTTGCTCGTCAGGACCAGTAACCTTAACAGCATAATATGGCAGGACTAAGCGCATCAGGACTAAAAACACAAATAAGAAGTTATACTGAAGTAAGTTCTACAGTTCTTTCTGACTCTGTTTTAGAGAATATTATCTTAAATGCTCAATATAGAATATTTAGAGATGTCCCAATAGATGCTGACAGAAAAACATCCACAGGTAATTTTACAGCTGGAACAGGCACTGTGCTTGTGCCAGCAGGAGCTGTGTTTATTAGAGCAGTGCAGGTTTATACTGCAACTGGATCTACGTTTACAGGTGCTAATAGTTATCTAGAAAAAAGAGATATAACATTTTTAGAAGAATATATTTCAGCAACTACATCTACTGGAACACCAAAATATTACGCAATGTTAGATACAGGAGCAACTGGAGAGAGTTCATCAAACTCTGGATCTATAATTGTATCACCAACACCAAGCGCAACTTTTGCATACAAAATACACTACAACGCAGCACCAGCATTATTAGAGGGTGATGGCACTAATTATATTAGTATGAATTTCCCAAATGGTCTGCTATATTGTTGTCTAGCAGAAACGTATGGTTTTTTAAAAGGACCTGCGGATATGTTACAATTATACGAACAGAAATATAGACAAGAGGTTGAGAAATTTGGAGGAGAACAAATTGGTAGAAGACGAAGAGATGACTACACAGATGGCACAGTCAGAATCCCAGTCAGATCACCAACACCGTAAGGAATAAAATATGGCATCAACATTTTCAGATCTAGGTATAGAACTAATGGCAACTGGCGAAAACGCCGGAACTTGGGGAACAAAAACTAATACCAACTTACAAATTGTAGAAAAAGCAATCGCTGGTTACGTAGAAAAATCTATCGCTGGCGGTGCACAAACAACAACTTTAACAATAACAGATGGTGATACAACAGAGTCTACATCTGTTGCAAGACACGCCGTTATAAAATTAACAGGAACTATTACAGGTAATCAAGTTGTAACTGTTCCAGATTCAATAGAAAAAGTTTACATTGTAGTAAATGGCACGAGTGGTGCTTTTACTGTTCAATTTAAAACTGCATCAGGAACAGGTGTAACTTTTGGTGCATCTGATAAAAGCACAAAATTACTTTTTTCTGACGGCACAAATATTGTTGACACAAATTTTAGTGGAGCAACAGACTTAGATGGTGGAGTATTAACACTTGATGCTGATGCTGATACAACGATTACAGCAGATACAGATGACCAGATAGATATTGCAATAGCTGGTGCGGATGATTTTAGATTTACAGCAAACACATTTACAGCTTTATCAGGAAGTAGTGTGGTTATACCTGATGGTGGTTTAACTTTAGGAAGCACGGCTGTTACATCAACTGCAGCAGAATTAAATTTATTGGATGGTGTAACTTCCACAACTGCAGAGTTAAATATTTTAGATGGAGTTACATCAACTGCAGCAGAATTAAATTTAGTGGATGGCATTACGGCAGGAACTGTATCAGCCTCGTTAGCTGTAATACCAGATTCTAATAAAGATATATCTGGATTTAGAAATGTAACATTAACAAGCACATTAGAAATAGATGCAGCGTCAGGTGACCCTACAATTATTTTAGACACACAAGGTGCAGATAAATTTCACATCGCAGTAGATGATTCAGATTCAGATAGTTTAGTTGTTAAATCTGGTGGAACAGTTGGATCTGGTAATGGATTAAAATTAGACAGTTCTGGTAACTTAACAGTAACTGGAGATCTTACGGTATCTGGTGATGATATCACTATGGGTACAAATACATCTGGTAATATTTTAGTTGCAGATGGCACAAACTTTAATTCAATAGCAGTGGGTTCATTATCAGAAATATCTACAGTTGCTAATGATGATGTATTTTTAGCAGTTGATACTTCAGGTGGTGGTCTTAAAAAGATAGCTAGATCAGCAGTGGTTGCAGGACTTGCTTCATCAGGTGCAATATCAAATGTTGTAGAAGATACTACACCTCAGTTAGGTGGTAATCTTGATATGAATGGTGCAGATATTGTAACCACTTCAAATGCAGATTTAGAATTAGCACCAAATGGTACAGGACACGTAACTGTTAGAGGTAATGATAATTCAGGTGCTATACAATTTAATTGCGAGTCTAACTCCCACGGTCAGATTGTAAAAGCTCAACCACACTCAGCGGGTGTAACAAACGAATTACTATTACCTGCTGGTGGAAACTCAACTTTAGTATCACTCATATCTACAGATACTTTAACAAATAAAACTTTAACTACACCAGTTATAGCAGAGATAGATAACTCTAGTGATATTACACTAGATGCTGGTGCAGACATTATTTTAGATGCAGGTGGTGGAGATTTTAATTTTAAAGTTGCTGGAACAGAAATTTTAAGAGTAACTAACTCATCAAGTGATGTCATTATAAGACCAGTTGTTGATGCAAAAGATATAATATTCCAACAAAGAGATGGAACAGAAGTAGCTAGAGTAGAAGACAATGGTACTTTTAATATTGTAACAGATAAGTTAGCTATTAACGGCACAGCAGTTACATCTACAGCAGCAGAGCTAAATATATTAGACGGTGTTACATCTACAGCTTCAGAACTAAACATATTAGATGGCGTTACATCTACGGCTTCAGAATTAAACATATTAGATGGCGTTACGTCCACAGCAACAGAGCTAAATGTTATGGATGGTGGCACATCAGCTACTTCTACAACATTAGTAGATGCTGACAGATTAGTCACAAATGATGCTGGAACGATGAAACAAGTAGCATTAACAGACGTTAAAACATATTTATCAAGTGCAGGATTTAGTTCAGACGACCCGACTGCACTTGCAATTGCATTAGGGTAAGGTATAAAGTAGTAGGAGGATATAAATGGCAAACACGTTCAAAGTAGTAAATTTTG